GAGCATTACATTGATGTTCCAGATGAAAGATACAATGTGCTTGAAGACCAAGCAGCTAAAATTGAATCTTTAGAAAAGAAACTCAATGAGCAAATTGAAAAAAATGTAGAGTTAAATAAAGAAAATGCAGTTAAGTCAAGAAAAGAAATCATGGCTGAAGTTGCTTCTGATTTAGCAGATACATCAAAAGAAAAGTTTGCTAAACTTGCTGAAGAAATTGAATGGTCTGACGCAGACTCTTTCAAGTCAAAATGTGAAACTATTAAAGAATCATACTTTGGTGTTAAGAAAGAAGAAGTGAAAGACGAATTACATGATGTGGCGGCTGGCGATGAAGCTTCTAACGAAGATTTATCGAAAGCTATGGCTGCTTACACTGCCGCTATAAGCAAAACAAAAGATATTAAAATATCTTAATGTTAAAACGGAAAAAGGGAGAAAATTAAAATGTACTTATCCGAAACACACGAAAAAAAATGGCAGCCTGTGTTAGAGCATCCTGATTTACCAGAAATCAAGGACTCTTACAGACGAGCCGTTACATCAGTTATCTTGGAAAACCAAGAAAGAGCTGCTAAGGAAGACCAAGCCTTCTTGAGCGAAGCTGCGCCTACAAACGCAACTGGTTCATCTATTGCAAATTGGGATCCAATCCTTATTTCATTAGTAAGAAGAGCAATGCCTAACCTTATCGCTTACGATATTGCTGGTGTTCAACCAATGACTGGTCCAACTGGACTAATCTTTGCAATGAGAAGTAGATACACTAATCAAACTGGTAACGAAGCTATGTTTGACGAAGCTGATACAGACTTCTCTGGTAGAAACGCTGCTGGTAGCTCAGTTGATGGTTATTCTTCAACTGCTCACTCAGGTTCACCAAACAACAATCCAGGTGCTCTAAACGATAGTCCATCTGCTGGTACTTACACAAAAGGTACTGCTATGACTACAGCTGCTGCTGAAGCATTAGGAGATGACTCTGGTAACGCATTTGCTGAAATGGCATTCTCAATCGAGAAGTCAACTGTAACTGCTAAATCAAGAGCTCTTAAAGCAGAGTACACAATGGAACTTGCTCAAGACTTAAAAGCAATCCATGGTTTAGACGCTGAAACTGAACTTGCAAATATCTTATCTGCTGAAATCTTAGCTGAAATCAACAGAGAAGTTGTAAGAACAGTTTACATCAACGCAGAAAAAGGTGCTGCTACAAACACAACTACTCCTGGTATCTTTGATTTAGATACAGACTCAAACGGTAGATGGTCAGTTGAGAGATTCAAAGGTCTTATGTTCCAATTGGAAAGAGACGCAAACAGAATCGCTCAAAGAACAAGAAGAGGTAAAGGGAACATGATTATTTGTTCTGCTGATGTCGCTTCTGCTCTACAAATGGCTGGTGTTTTAGATTACACACCTGCTTTGAATAACAATTTGAATGTTGATGACACAGGCAATACTTTTGCTGGTGTTCTTAACGGCAGATTCAAAGTATATATCGACCCTTACTCAGCAAATAGCTCAGCAACACAATACTATGTTGTTGGTTACAAAGGTACTTCACCTTATGACGCTGGTATGTTCTACTGCCCATATGTACCACTACAAATGGTAAGAGCAGTTGGTCAAGATACTTTCCAACCAAAAATCGGTTTCAAAACAAGATACGGTTTAATCGCAAACCCATTCGCTGAAACTGGTGCTGCTTCAGGTGCTGTAAGTGCAGTAAATGACGCTGGTTCTGCTNACTCAAACAGATACTACCAAAGAGTTAAAGTAACTAACTTAATGTAATATCTTGTAGAGTTTTCTACAATAATCGAAAAGGGCGGCTTTATGTCGCCCTTTTTTTTGGCCTTCCTCCTAGATGGATAAATATTAGTATGACGGTTACAAACTCATACAATAGACAACCCACAAAGTTTGACTATGCTTCACCAACGCAGTTTAAGTTTCAACTTGCCAAACTGCCTAAGGTNGAATATTTTACAACTGCTTGTAATATACCAGGCATTAGTCTAAATGCTACTGTCCAACCAACTCCGTTGGCGGATATACCTATTCCAGGNGATACCTTGTCTTTTAGTGATTTAGAGATTACATTTCTAGTAGATGAAAATTTAGAGAACTATAGAGAGATACATGGCTGGATGTATGGTATTGGTTTTCCTAAAGCAAGAACACAGTTTGCAAATTTAGTTAACGCAGGTAAAGATAGATTTCCTACTACAGGTAAAGATAGTTTAACTACAGACGCAGGTAAAGTCAAATATGGTGCAACACCATTAGGACCTATATTTTCAGACGCAACTTTAAATGTATTGACAAGTAAAAACAATGCAAATATTGAAGTTAGATTTTCTGATGTATTTCCTATGTCATTGTCTGGATTAGATTTTAACCAACAAGCGGATGATGTTAATTACTTAACAGCACTGTATCATTTAAATATAAGATATACGAATTTGCCTTAAAGGGTGCGTCTAATACAACAGATACAGTAACTTAAAAGCTTTACAATTTTATATAATTATGATAGGATGTGTATATTATGGATTTAGAAAAACTACAAGAATTGGCTGATAAAGATTTAAAGATTAATGATAGTGAACTTGATTTAGAATCTCTTAAAACTCCTCAGTTACATAACAAATATATGAAACACTTAACTAAGTTTAAGTTAATGCTTAGTCGTGCTGAAGGCGATTTGTATAATACCAAAAGAGAACTTTGGGAATATTATACAGGTAAATCAGACGCTTCGGTCTATGCAGAAAAACCTTTTAACATTAAATTACTAAGACAAGATGTTGACCAATATATTTTATCAGATGAAAGATATATTAAGTCAAAACAAAAAGTAGATTACTTACAAGCTTGTGTTGATTTTTTAGATAGAACAATTAGACAAATCACTAATAGAACTTTCACAATAAAAAATGCAATTGATTGGCGTAAGTTTACTAGTGGCGCTATCTGATGAAACACGATAAGTTATTTTCAACACATGTTTATCTTTTTGACAATGTAATAGATAGTAATAGTCTATTGCAAATAAGAAAAGATATTACTTCATCATACAATCAAACTACAAAAAACTGGCAAAGTAAAGCAAACTTACACAGAAATGTTTTGTATGATAAACTAACTCACAAGGTTGTAGAAAATACTAAAAAAGTTTTTGATAATCTGTGTTTTGAATATCAAGGTTTTGATGTTACTGATATGTGGTCAAATGTTTTAAAACCTGGTGAAACTCATAGACCTCACACACACTCTAATAATATTTTAAGTGGTGTATTTTATGTAGAAGCCGAACAAACATCTGGTATTATATTTACAGACCCTAGACCTCAAGCTGGTGTTATACAACCAGATGTAACAAAACAATTTGTAGATAATGCTAGTGTAATTAAATATGATTCAGCAACTAATAGAATGATATTATTTCCCTCATGGCTACAACACTATGTACCAATTAATGAAACAAAATCTAATAGAATTAGTATTGCCTTTAATATAATGTTAAAAGGTAAGGTTGGTTCTTCCGAAGAATATCAATCAGCGGAGTTTTAAATGACCCTAACAAGGTATCTAATTATAGATAAAAAAGATGATGTCTATTTAAAGATTGAGGCAGACGAAGATATAAGAAGAGAACTAGGACAATTCTTTACATTTGAGGTGCCTGGTTTTAAGTTTATGCCTCAGTTTAGAAACAGAGTATGGGACGGTAAAATTAGATTATTCTCATATCAGACAGGCCAAATATATGTTGGATTATATCCATACATATTAAAATGGTGTGAAGATAACAATGTACAAGTTGTTGACGGAACTAAAATACAAGATACAAAGGTTGACGAAGCAAAGGTCGACAAATTTATTGAAGCACTAAATATTCCCTTTAAGGTTAGGGATTATCAAAAGGAGGCATTTATACATGCAGTTAGAAAAAATAGGACTTTATTACTTTCACCCACAGCTAGCGGAAAATCTCTTATTGTCTATCTTCTTATTAGGTTTAACATTTTACGGTTAAAACAAGATAAGAAAAAAATCTTAATTATAGTACCAACTACCTCTCTAGTAGAACAATTGTTTAAAGATTTTAAGGATTATGGCTGGTCGCCTGAAAAATATGTACATAGAATATATCAAGGTCATGCAAAAGAAACAAATAAACCTGTAATTATATCTACATGGCAATCTATTTACACACAACCTAAAAAATATTTCAAAGATATTGGTATGATAGTTGGTGATGAGGCACATTTATTTAAGGCCGTTTCACTTACAAAGATATTGACAAAATTAGAAAAATGCCCATATAGAGTAGGATTAACAGGTACTTTAGATGGTACACATACACATAAATTGGTACTAGAAGGATTGTTTGGTACTGTTAATAAAGTAGTTTCTACAGTAGAGTTACAAGAAAAGAAACAACTAGCCGACTTAAAGATATTCTGTTTAATATTAAAACATGGTGCTATTGAATGTAAACATGCTAGTGGTATGACATATCAAGAAGAAATGGATTACATAGTCAAATCTGATAAACGAAATAAATTTATTAGAAACTTGGCGGCTGGATTAAATGGTAATACATTATGTTTATTTCAGTATGTCGAAAAACATGGCAAGGACTTATACGAATCAATAAAAGATAAAGCAACAGATAAGAAGGTATTTTATGTTCACGGAGGAGTTGACACAGACGAAAGAGAAGAAATTAGAAAAATTACAGAGAAGGCTGACGGAGCTATTATTGTTGCGTCATATGGGACTTTCTCTACAGGCATTAACATTAGGAATTTGCATAACATTATTTTTGCTAGTCCTTCTAAATCTAGGATAAGAAACTTGCAATCAATTGGTCGTGGTCTTAGATTAAAAGATAATAATAGTCATGCTACTTTGTATGATATATCAGATGATTTAACTTATAATGAGAAAGAAAACTACACACTAGCCCATTTTAGGGAAAGGATAAATATCTATAGTGAAGAAGACTTTGATTATGAGATACACAACATAGAGTTAAACAATGAAACCAGAAGTTAAAATAATAAAACTAATTAATGGTGACGACATTGTTACCGTTCTACCTACTGGCGACAAACAGTTGCCTGACAATGGTCCTTTAATTAGATTAGAAAAACCCTTACAAATTAAATATGTACCTCAGATGACACCAATGGGGTTTAGAGATTATATAGCAATGATTCGTTGGACTAACTATACGAGTGATAAGATTATTACTATTCCTAAAGATAAAATAATGACAATCACCAACGCCTCCTTAGAAATGTCAACTAGTTATAATGATATTGTAAAGAATTATGAGAACTTAGATAAACCTAAAAAAGATGAGGGTTATCACAGAAAAGAGTTTACCGCTGAAGAGAATAAAAAAATGAATGAAATCTTTAGAGAGTTGGATGATGAAGAAGATGAGCCAACATTACACTAGGTACTTAAAGTGTCTTTATGCAAACGGACACCGTTATTATACGCAAATAAAAAACATTGTCAACCGTGGAATGAACATCAAT